CCATTAAAGAAAAAAAGAAAGAAAAAAAGTAAAATATATTTTGGTACACCAGTACATAATGCCATTGTAAGATATAATCAATCCGATAGACCATCGGAAAGAAATAAAATTTATACTGAAGAAATTCATAAAGCTTTTCTTAAACTTGCTGAAAACATAATTAACACATTTAAGTTTAGTTATTTTAGTTATGGGTTTAGAGATTTACAAGAAGAGGTCGTATCTAATCTTGTAATCAATATGCACAAGTTTGATGAAACCAAAGGTAGTAAAGCCTTTAGTTACTTTTCCGTGGTAGCAAAGAATTATCTTATCCTAAATAATAATGCTAACTATAAAAAAGTAAAAATTCACGATGATGTGGATACCCTTTACACTCAAGGTGTTGACGATGAGGTAATAGAAAAAAACCCATCTTCAGATATATTCAAAAAGACTATGGAATATTTTGAAGAAAATATAGAAAGACTTTTTCCAAAACCAGCCGATAGAGATATTGCTGAATCTATATTGTATCTGTGTAAGAATAAAGATAACATTGATAACTTTAATAAGAAAGCAATATACATTATGATTAGAGAAATGACAGATGTTAAGACATCTAAGATTACTCAGGTCACCAATACATTCCGTAAGATTTATCCTAGAATCCAAGAAGAAGTTCTTAGCCGTGGTCATATAGACAACCTAAGATATACAGGTTCTTTAGTGTAATTCTAAATCCGTTCTATATTTATATGTATGGAAAACGATTATAAAATATTCGGTGATAAAAACTTTTCAGATTTATCTGAAGAGATATACGAGAACACTAAGTTAAAAAAAACTCAGATTGACTTATTGATTCAGGAAGTTCATGGCTATATCCAAGGTATAGAGGACATAGCTATTGTAGGTCCTATAATCAAAGAGTTGATGGATGTTGGTATTCGTAATGATGACAACCTTGTCAAATTAGCTACTATCTATCAGAGAATTATGTCCAAACAAACTATTGATGATGGTAGTGCTGCTTTACTTTCCGAGGAAGAGAAAGAACAACTAATGGCAACTCTCGAAGATGTAACAACTGATCTACAGAAAAAGAAAGATGAGATTGTTGATATGGAAGGTATAAGAAGTAAGTATGGAAAGACATAATGGCCACAGAATTTTTTTTAGGTCAAGTCACTCAAGTGTTTTTAAAATCAGATGATGGTAATGTAACAAAAGCAGTTTCCTCCCAACAGATAGACATACAATCACTAGATTCTATATTACCAACTACCGGTAAACCTCTATCAGCTTCTCCATTGATAAGAGGTATTAGTGATTCTATCACCAAAGGTGATTTAGTTTTATTTACGATATTAACTGATGGACAAGTTTATTATATTGGTCCAATAAATTCATTTAATAATCCAAATAATTCATCTAATCCCGTATTTACAAGTAATAGAACTAATAGGGGTTTTTCTGATTTGGAAATTTTATCTAGTAATGGATATGGTGCTGGATATCCATATGTAAATCAACCAAAGTTGATAAAACAAAGAAGTGTAGACTTAGATAACTTAAAAACAGAAGATGTTTATAATACATCAAAATTTACAGATATGTTATTTGAAGGGCGACATGGTAATAGTATTAGAATAGGTTCGAGGTCTACTAACCCGTCTTTAATTATAAGTAATGGAAATACTTTGCCTATTGAAACCCCAATGGAAGGTTCTGTTATAGGCATGTTATCTAATGGTAGCATAGAACAAAATTTTTTTTCCGATAAGATTGGAAGAGAAAAGGATATTCAATTTTTTAGAGTCTCAACTGATAGTATATTTGAAAACATAAGTCCTAGATATCAAATTGGTATAGGAAATAATGTATTGGGTTCAGATAATACGGATATAGAAAGTTTAGATACTATCTATAAATTTTCAGAAGATACCGATGATGTAGAAATATTATTTGACCAAATATTAATTACATCGGATAGACTTATATTTAATAGCAGAAGTAATGTGGGTGATATATCAATATCATCCGGTAGAAATATTAACTTGGGAGCTGCTGTTAATTTCACATTAAACAATCAAGGTCAATCAGTTATTAATTCTGGTAATATTTATTTAGGAGAGAAAGCTAGAGATAAAAAAGAACCAATGGTATTAGGTGACGAGTTAAGAGCATTACTATTAAAATTCGCTGAGATACTACAGAATTCAAGAGCATTAGTTCAAGGAGTTCCTATACCATTATATGATAGGGAAACAGGAAGTCCAATGTTTAATAGAATACAAGCTTTAATTGATGAGTTAAAAGAAAGAACTCCTGATGACAATGGGGTTTATGATGATGGACCAACAAAATTTTTAAGCAAAAAACATTTTATAGAAACAAATACAGATAGGAGTAATAATAATGAAGGTTAATATATTTAAGAAGTTAATAAGAGAAGTTATAAGAGAAGAATTAGATTATAAGTTTTCTGCAGTTGAAAAAAAGTTAGATGAAGTGTTAGTTAGTAATAAAAGTAGTAGTATAGTTGAAGATAGAGTGCCACAGCATAACTTATCTCCGAGTGAAAAAAATACACCAACTTCTAACACAAAAGTTCCAATGACTAAAGATTCAATATTAAATGACATCTTAAAAGAAACTGCTCATTCAGGCGAATGGAAGAATATAAATAAGGAAGCGGAAGTAAAATCGGTAACCGAAGATACTGCTGGTTTACCTGACCATCTAGCTAATGCTCTTAACAAAGATTATTCACAAGTAATGAAGAAAGTAGAAGAAAAGGAAAAGTTTAGAAATGGGGCTTAAAGAAGACATAGCAGCTGCTTTTATAAAAAATCTTCAACCAACACAGACTGGTGAAAATTTTAATTTTGATGATAAAGCAATTGATAAGATAGATATTTTAGCGGAAGATTTAACTGATGCTATAATTACATTTATCCAATCTCAAACATTTACTGTAACTAAATTAAAAATGACATCAGTTGGAACTACAGTTATGACACCCGTTGGTCCTGGTACTGTAGTTGGTGCTGATGGAACACCTAGTAAAATATTTTTAGAAATGAAATCATCAGAAGAGGGTGTAGCTACAACAAACCCATTAGGTGCAGTTGAGTCAAATGTTTCTAAAGTTGTATTAAAAACCATAGCGCCTGGAACGGATAGGGAACCTGTATAATGCCAATACTAGATAAAAGAAAAGATAGATTTATAGAAGACCAAGATAGTAGGGTATCAGTTGGAATAGACTTTCCCTTTAACAGAACTGCTGGTGGTAGTGGATTATTTAATACTACAGAAACTACTATTGATGCTATAAAAGCTAACATACAACTTTTATTACAAACCAATCAAGGTGAAAGATTATTTCAACCTAACTTGGGTGTCAATTTAAGGCAACTCCTTTTTGAACAGATGACAGAAGATTTACAGATACAGATTGAAAATAATATCGTTGATGTTTTTGAAAGATGGTTACCATTTGTAAATTTAACAAACATTAATGTTGAAAGAAAAAACGATGTTAGTCAAACAAACATTAATATAGAATTTAATATAAGAAGAACACCAAACTCATTGGAAAGTGTTCAGGTTACATTTGATGGTGTCGGTGGCACCACAACAACAAGTGATGGAGCTTACTAATGGCATATACCGATAAACAAAAACTAATAGAAACAAATGTAAATTACACAAGTAAAGATTTCAGCACAATTAAAGCTGACTTGATTGAGTATACCAAGTCTTACTTTCCTGATACATACAAGGATTTTAATGAAACATCACCTGGTATGATGTTAATAGAATTATCAAGTTATGTTGGTGATGTTCTTTCTTATTATATTGATTACAATTATAAAGAAAACTTATTAGCAACTGCAACTGAAAAAAGAAACGTAAGAAGACTTTCTGAATTTTTAGGATATAAAGTCCCTAACAAAACTCCATCGGTTGTTCGTCTAAAAGTAACAACAACTATAAATGCTGATGGAACAACCGGTCTACCATTATACGGAACTGCTCCATCATCAATAGATAGTGGATTACAAATTGCTTCAAATGTAGATTCGCAAATACTTTTTGAAACTACAGGTGAAATTGACTTTACATCAAGTGGTTCAATACAAGTTGATGATGATCCTCTTACAAGCGCTCCAATATTAAATTCAGATGGTGAAGCTAGTTCGTATACCCTTACACGATATGTAAGAGCCGTTTCCGGTCAAACAAAAACAAAAACATTTACCATATCAAGTCCAACTAAGTTTTTAGAATTGGATTTAGGTGAGGAAATGTAGTTGAGATATTAAGTTGTACAGATAGTTCAGGACTTACATGGTATGAGGTTGATTAT